ACGGTTGATCACTCACGTGGAGCCCCCTAGGTTTGTGCCTAGGCCACTAGTGTTCTTCCTGCTCGGAAGCTTTGACATGATAGATCATCACTCTATCACCACTTGGTATTGATTGTTTACAGCGACTAGTATATTTTTGTAGGCTAGATCGTTACGAAGAAAGCGGACAAATACTTTCATTGTTGTCACCCCAGGTTCCCAGGCCTGTGACGTGTCATTATTCGTTCCTCTCTAGGGTTTTCTTGTTTTTATTGACATATAGGTTGACCAAGTTGGTCAGTGTGATTATTGAGTTGTCATGCGGAACTCAGCGCCGATTCGGATTGCAGCTCCAAGGAAGAACCAAGATCCCACGGCAGTGGTGGCAGTTTGATATAGTAGTGCACCATTCAGACCGCCGCTCGATGCTTCTTCTAGTCCTCCATATAAGTGGAGGCCAGAGCTGGTGTACTGGCCATAGAGGACTGAGCCAGTAACCAAGGAGATGTTGGTGAAGTTGACGGAGGAGCCAGATGATGTAGTTGCACCCTCGGACCCAATCTTTGCGACTGCTGCCCAGGTTCCTGGGCCAGTGGGTAAGGTTGACTTAGCCTGAACAAAGATCAGGCGGAAGACTGTACCATAGGCCAGTAAAACTGGAGCGGTGAGCACAATGGCATCTGTGGTCGCATTCACAGCACTATTATCGGCTTGGGTGAATGTGACTCCATTACCATATGGGGTTGGAATCATAGATGGGTGGTACGTGTACAGTGGATCACTAAATTCCAAGTCATAGTGTAACATCAGTATCCCGGCAGTGGCAGCAGTCGTGCCAGTGCAGTATACTTGTATTTCTTGTGGGATGGAATCGTTGAGATCATTGTCGACGAAAGCATCAACAGTAAGCCACGTATCTGAAGTAGGAATCTCCATAGAGGTCTCCTTCCATAACGGACAGGCGACAGCATTATGTTGACTCAAAGCTCTACTTAAGAAGGTAGAGGAACTACCGTTAATGAAGGGTTGCTTTACGTCACCTGATGAGGTGAAGATAAGCTGCCCAGCGGTGCTGGTAGCGACCTGCGGCACGTATTGCAACGTTGCACGCTTCACGCGAAACTTCTCGTAGATCCTTGCTAGTGACCCAAGCATTGCTGATTGGAAGAAGCAGGGATTGATTAGAACGCTAGCAGCAGGTTCATACGTTGTGCTTGTAGTACTCACGATCACTGAAGCAGCATAGTCAGCTCCAATTATTCGTGCCTTGTTGCCGAATCTCTCGACTCGAGGTTTCTGCATTTTGATGGTGAACCCATACGCTGCAGGCACTGTGGAAACAGATGCACTGGAGCGAGTCACCAGTTGATTATTAGCTTTAGCAGGAGTTGATCCCTGCGGATTGCCGTTATTGCCTTTAATGGCGCGTAGTTTAGTTTTCGGGGTAGTCATTTTGTTTGGGGAGTTATAAATTTTAAGAGTAGATTTATCAATGGCCCGGAATGCCGCTTGGGCACCGACGGCGAGTGCTGCGACTGATCGCTTGAGGCCTTTACCAATATTAGCATGGTAGAAGTCAAGATCAGCTTGCAACAGATCACCACCAAGAGCATAAGTGGCATCATGTGGTTTGCAAGTACCATCAAATTCATCGATGGGGGGAACGTCACTAACCACTGATGGCTGGTGTTTACCAGCCGACCAGTCAGGGCCGCAATAGTTTCCATGATATCTCATCAGTAAGGGGAATTGTGTGTGTCAGATAGATTATCAACGACGTCGCTAGAATATTCGCAGATAAGGTTGTCATAGTACTCCTCTAGTGCAACCTGTTCGTCTGGGGTATACCCCCAGGCTTCCCAGAATCCGACTCTAGAGTCAGCGATGATGGGCCGGGCCTTGCTGGATAAACCAATGGCAAGAAACCTGGCACCACATTGCATTTGTACACTATTGGCCATGTTAGATGGGACACCATTGCGCATGTAGCACTGGTACATGGCTTGCAGTACTGGTACTCCAGCACACAACGCCAATCCACACTCTCCCACGGCATACAGCCACTTGGCCATTGCTCTCTCACCATCTAGTGGTAACAAGCAGAGGCTATCCTTCTCGCGAGCAGTGTCAAAATTGCGGACCATGACATACCCATCAATGACGGGTATTGGTCGCATCTGGCAAAACTCAACTTGCGCTAGCTGATCCACGGTAGGTTCACGGGTCATCCTGAAGCCAAGGTTGAGGAACCATTCGTCAATGCCATTGACAAAGGAGTACTCGTGTTCCTTTTCCATGAAGACCACGCAATCATCCCCGTTATTGATGAATCTGATAGGTATGTGTTTGTCCTTTGCATAGGTATACACCATAGCGCACATGATAATACAGTTTCCGAGAGCGGTATTCATATCACCGCTGAATCTCCGTCCTGTAACTGTATATCTTAACCTACCGTCATCACAATATCCGACGCCTTTATTGAATATCTGATAATTCAACAATCTCTCTAATTCTTTGTCGCCCTTATATAGCGCACGGTATATGGAGTGCTCCCACCTCAACATGGACGCACTGACGTGCATGTCAAACTTGGTAGCATCCAATCCGATAGCTATTGGCTCGTTGAAGCTGTGCCATTTATCTGCAACGATGTTCCCAATCTGCTGCACATTATAGCCCTTCATAATTACATGTTTTTCTCCAAACACCCGATCTACGGCATGGTACAAACGATGTTCGATGTGCTTTAGATAGCACCCCAACCCAATATTATATACAGGATGTCTGGGTTGGATGCACCGTGGTGCCTTGGTGGGGTTCACTTTTTCACACTTGACAAATGCGGCGCTAATGCTGTGTTTCCGTTGGACTCCTTCCTCATAGTATTCTGGTAAAGCATTCTCGTAAATGGCGCGCTTGCGACCTCGAAACCGATCCACGAATTCCTCAGGATCAAGTTTGGTGGGATTTCTCCCAAATTTACGTAGCAGCTTAACCCTAAAATCTCTCAGGGTGGTGAAGACTGTTGTGTCCTGCACTACAGGTGGTGGCACAAATGCCCCACCTACTTTGCAGTAATACATCCTCTCCAACAAAGCAGCACTTAGCGTGTCAATAGTGGCATTATTTATTTTAAGAGTTCTTGCGGTTCCACTAACGCCACTAACAATGTGGAACTTCCGCACTCTGCTTTCCGCCTGGTTACGATGGACGGTCAACCGTTTGTCAGTCAGATTTGACTTGTGACTAACGCCGTCCAGGGTTACCAAGCGGCCTCAACAATGGGCTTGTCGGCCCAGACAAGCCTCAAGCAATCGCTTGGCTCTATCCATTGTCTGGGTCTGACCACTCATGATTCGTTCCGCCTCAAGTTCGGACGCGGTTGGGATAAACGCAACCCGCATCAGCAACGGCAGAAATTCACGAATGGCAGTTGGTCTCAGCCCATGCTTAGACATGAGATTACTCGCATATCGCTGCACGGCCTTCCGATTGGCCTCATTCTTATTGGGTGTTCCAAATTTGGACTTGATCTCGGCTAAGACACAGCTCATGTACTGCATGTGCTTGCGCGGTCTCACTCGGCGGTGACTTGTCACCTCCACGGGGCTGTGGTGCAGTATTGCTACTCCACGCTTCGTGGTGGCTGGTGGAGCTGTTGCATCCATCTCGTCATCGAGTCCGGCTTTTTGTGGTGTTGACGGCCACGATGGTTGTTCACGTATATCGTGATCACCCCCACCATAGCCTTCCTCCAAATAGTCGGTTGCTAGTCCGGAATCCCCATTAAGGATCTCGTTAAGGTACCTGGAGTCAGCCATATACTGGGCTAACCGGTTCGCTTGGTAAAGGCAAACCACCCCTGCCACCATAATGGTGAGAACAGCAGGAGCTCCAATTACTTTGTCAGACACTTGGGTAGTGTTTAAATTACATGCTTTAACAAAAGGTGATATATATTTGCGGGAAAAGTCAAGTGTTCTGCGGCGTAAGGATAGCACACTCATAGTGGCTACGTAAAGATTAATGTTC